TAGAAATAAAATGGATGACCATTATTGTTAGTGCATCTTGCAGCCATCCAGTTTGCTGCTTCTAGGGGTGATGTAGTGAAAGGGAACACTACCCGCATATCAGACTGCACTGGACTACCTTTAGGTTCTACAGCTACACCTAATTGTTCTGAACAAATAGTATTACAAATAGCATCTGGTTTGCCTTCATAGGTTTTACTGAAACGAGTGCTGTTACTCAGCAATGCATGTTCTTCAACTAGTTTTACAGAAAAACCAGACTTATCATCACCGACTTTTTGTCCAAAATCAATCCCCATACAAATAAATTCTTTGTTCATAATAGGGTTTGCTTCAGAGTCTAACACAATAATATTGACTCTTTCTTGCCCCTGAAAATGAACCGCATTAGATGCGTTGGCAGAGTCAATAATTACAAGACGGCCTGTGATATAGGGAAGACCAAGGTTTTCATAGATATTGACTTCTGCAACAATCTTTGAAATCTCTTGCCGTGGATATCTTTCAGAAGAAACAAAAACTCTTGTCTGTGCAACATATAAAGGATGATGTCTACCAGTAGTACTCATTAGTAACTACTACCTCCACCACTACTACTACTGCTGCTACCACCATTAGTAGAAGGTGCGGATATACTTGAAGTGTATGAAGTATCTCCAAATCCACTACCAATAACAGTTTCAACCTGCTCCCCTGAAGTTTCAGATAAGATTCTTTTGAACTGCTTATCAAACTGAGTAATCACTTCTGGTCTCAACACCTTAATAGGTCTAACCTCTTCATTTTCTTTTCCATATCGTTCAAGGAAGGTGACAGGAGTAATAGTAGCAGGGATAATAGCATCATAGTTGGTAGCAATATAATCTTCATATTCATTTTGGATGAATACAAAAGAAGAGTTATTATCTAGAACACCATCATCACCAGTAGTTTTATTTGCAAAGAATGGTGACTGACTAATTACCGAACCTGTAAATCCTAAATTCTTATAGGTTACAAAGTTTCTTTCTTTTGGATTTTCAGTATCATTTGCTGTGATAGTGTTAAAGGGAAGTGCAGTAGGTAGGGCAACATTTACATCTGACCTAAACTCAAATCCAATATATTGTGGAGCAGTAGCAGTTATCAAGTCCAGTTGATTATCAACTAAAGTGAATGTATGGTATACAATAGAAGTAGGTGCAGTTCCACCAGAACCTACAATAGAGTTTATGATAGCTCCTAGTTGTAAGGATACAACACTTTGAAGTTCCGCAGTGAATCCTAATACTCCTACTAAGAAGTTAGTCTGCCAATCATCAATCGTATATTCGTCATCGTTGATAAACTGTGATTGTAAAACTCCTGCAATCTGAAGTGCAGTTCCACCCGGAATAAGATTTCCCAAGATTGCCTGAATACCAAGTTCGTCCAAACTAAAGTTAGTAAAAATAGAACTAAGATTAGAAATATTAATTTTGTCAATAATAAAGTTAGAGGGGTCGTTAGCATCCACGCCATTCCAACTAATTTCATACGATACTCTTTGAATAAAGGGAGCATTAGGACTGATATCAACATAGTTGCCACTAGCATTTTCATAGTGATGCTTGGCATTATATTCTTCTACTACTGTATCAATCTTAATATTCTTGTCTACTTCGTTCTCTGTAGTAAGAATAGATTCATTATTAATAAAGTTAGTATCAGTAAGAACTTTTGCTGTGATCTGGTAAGTCATTCCAAATGAAAGATCACTAATAGTTGCTTTTGTATTATTCTCTGTGGTAACAATACTATAGTTTGTTGCTACAGTATTTCCTAGAGCAGTTACTATTTCTACTACCCACTCACTAGTATTTACAAAAGTTTCTGCTGTAGTTAGTTCAATCTCTAACTCACTGTTGATAGTAGGTGTTCCAGTGAAAACTCTATCAGCTGGTGTTTTTTCTACAATAATCTGACCCATATCAGGTCGTCTTCTTAAAATCTTTCCAGTAACACCAGATGCTTGACCTTCAATGTTACTACCTACTAAGAACTGCTCTGCAATATTTGCTCTAGTAGTAAAGACAATATTAGGATATTCTTCTTTTGCCTTGTCACTAATCCGTGATCTGGTTAAAGGCCATCCTCTTTCCTTTAGATCATCATTTAGAAGATAGAATGTCCAATGATAGTCAGGAGAACCATATAAGTCGTTAGAAACTTGATCAGGTCTGTCACCGTCTCTCAGGTTATATTCTTGATAGAAAGAAATGTCATCCTTGACTCTATCTATCAAATCAATATAGGCACCAATGTCTTGAACTGCAACAGATGTTGATTCGTTACCAAATCTATAATTGACTGTAGGATAGTTTGTGAAATATGACATATTAATAACCACCTCGAACGTCAGTAGCATCCAATGCTCTTTCTTCTTGGAAAGACATAGACAGTTGAACTTCATTTGCCTTACCATCTGAAAAGAACGAAGCGGACCTTGGGTTTATTACAGTATTTACACTTGTTAGGTAACATGGCAAAATTTTGGGAGCTTGAGACATTTTACCACCCCTATAAAAAAATTCAATACTAAATTTAGTAGGGAAGTTATACCCATATCCTTCACCTCCTAATAGTCTGTCTGGATATGCATTTTCCCTAAAAAAGTCTACTATATTTTCTATAGAGGAAGATTCTGCTGAACTTTGAGGACTCATTAGAAATGAAAATGAAAATGTTCTCAAAGCAACATCTCTAAACACAGAACGTTTATGTGGGTTTGCCGTCATCAGTGACCCTGCTGCAACACCAGCTCTAATTTCTTCAGCAGCAATGCCCTGAATTCCCAAACTCGCCAATGATCCTAACTTATTAAGTAGAGCCTTTGGATCCGACCCTAAAGTGTCCATGCTACTTAGTCCATTTGTAGCTTGGGCATCCGCTTTGTTTATTAGATCACTAAGTGCTTTACCGCTCACACCATTTTCCCGTGCGGCTTCGGCAGCTCCAAACGCAATATTACCTGCAACGCCTAAGTTAGTGTTATCATATACAATTCCATCAGAAAAGTTTACTGCTTCAGGGAGATATAAAGAACACTGACCAGCAGATTTACCACCCTTTGCCTTAAACATAACACTGGCTTTGTATTTTTCATCTGGTTCAACTGGATATCTTAAACCCGCAGCTGCTGGAGTTGCTACATCTACCATTAGTAATCCCTATAAATATTTAAATAGTTTATACTTATTTATATGGTGGTTATGAAAACTTACAAAGGTAAATACAAGATTAAGAAACCTGAGAAATACGACGGAGACCATACAAAGGTTATTTATCGTTCTTATTGGGAAAAGTTTGCGTTCAAATGGGTTGAAGACCAAACTAATATTAAATCATGGTCTTCTGAAGAGACTGTAGTTCCTTATCTTAGTGCCGTTGACAACAAATATCATCGGTATTTTGTTGATTTGAAACTAAATATGAAGGACGGTAGTGTTGTTCTGGTAGAGATTAAACCAGATAAGCAGACCCGTCCACCAAAGAGTAAACGCAGAACAAAAAGATTTATATCTGAATCACTAGAATATGTTAAGAATGAATGTAAGTGGAAAGCAGCTAAAGAGTATTGCCTAGATAGAGGGTGGCACTTTCAGATATGGACCGAACACACACTAAAGCAAATGGGGATGAAGTTCTAAATGGCAGGACTATTTCAAAAACTAGAGTTTGAAGCCTTTCGTAAAGGGATTACTCCACGGAGTAAAGAGTCCCGTGCATGGTTTATGAACAAGGCAAAGAACTTAAATGTCAGTAGAAGCAAACTGATGAAAGAAGACCCTATTGAACTGCGCAGTCGTCCTGCTGTGGGCAAGATGTATATGTATTTCTATGATCCTAAGCACAAAGAGACACTGCCCTACTATGACAGGTTCCCATTGATTGTAATGGTAGGTCCAGCACCTAAAGGTTTTATGGGACTGAACCTGCACTATCTTCCTCTTGCTATTAGAGCAAAGTTTCTAGATGCACTGCTCGACACTATAAATAATGAAAGATATGATGAATCTACTCGGTTCAGGTTGTCCTATGAAATGTTAAAACGTGCATCTAAGTTAAAAGCATTTAGACCTTGCTTGAAAAGGTATCTAAGTTCCCATGTGCGTTCTAGACTTGCTATGGTTCCTGCCCCTGAATGGGAGATTGCTACGTTCTTGCCTACAGCAGACTTTGAAAAGGCAAGCAGCAGTGAAGTATACAAAGACTCCAGAAGAAAGATGAGAGCATAACATGGCAACCATTGAAGACTTAAAGGCAGCAATGTCTGCAAAGGCACCAGCTAGACCGGATAGGTATCGAGTTAGGATTCCGGGGTTGAATGCTGTCGGTGATATTCTTTGTCAGGCAACAAACTTACCGGGTAGACAGATTACCACTACTGAAAGACGTATTGGTATGGTAACACAAAAGATGCCCTATGGATTTATCTTTGATGATGTAAGTCTAACATTTTTACTAGATAATGAATACGTCATCAAAAACTATTTTGAAGACTGGCATGAAGACATTATTGGGTTTGATACCTATGAGTTAAAATACAAAAATGACTATAGCAAAACTGTAGAAATCCAACAGTTAGACAAAGAAACTGAATCTGTAGTATATGGGGTTAAGTTAAAAAATGCTTTCCCTGTTACCATAAGTCCTATTGAGTTAGGAGATGGACTACAAAACCAAATCACCCAAGTAAACGTGCAGCTGGCATTCACTGATTGGGAACGCACTACTTAATGGAGTTACTATAACATGGCTTTACCTAAACTTAATGAGTCGATTAAATATACTACTAAAATTCCTTCTACTGGCAAAGAGGTTAAGTTTAGACCTTTTCTCATCAAAGAAGAAAAGATTCTTTTGATTGCAATGGAATCTCAAGACCAAAAGATTATTATTAATGCAATTGGTGATACTGTCAATTCTTGTATGATTGAAGATATTGATATTTTTGAGATGCCTATTTTTGATCTTGAATACTTGTTCTTGCAAATTCGATCCAAGTCTGTAGGAGAAACGTCATCAGTAAACATTGGATGTAAATCTTGTAATCATAAAAACGAAGTTATCATTCCTATTGATGATATTAAAGTAACTAATCCTAAAACAGATAAGAACATCAAACTAAATGATGAAATTACTTTGTCTATGCAATATCCATCATTAAATGATATTCTAAAAACAAATGCATTAGACAATAATACTGAAATTGAACGAAACATGGAAACATTCTATGCTTGTTTAGAAGCAGTAGAAACTGAAGAAGAAAGATTTATGGTCAAGGATGAACCTCATGAAGAGATTGTCAACTTTGTAGAATCTTTAACTTCTTCTCAGTTTGAAAAAATCAAGAAGTTTGTTGATAGTATTCCTTCTTTAAGACATACTCTAAAATTTAATTGTGAATCTTGTGATACTGAAAACACTAGAATCTTGCAAGGAACGAATGATTTTTTTTGATAAGCCTTTCTCATGAAACGTTACTAAATCTATATCATACTAACTTTCAATTAATGCATCATTATCGGTATTCATTAAGTGACATTGAAAGTTTAATGCCTTGGGAAAGGGAAGTTTATTTGTCATTGTTAGTCAGTCATCTTGAAAATGAAAAAGAAAAAAGAAAGCAACAAGAGCAGAGAAGATAAATGGCAACGTTTGTACAAGTAATTGAAGAATTAAAAGAGAGCAT